CTAACTCTTCTATCTCTTACTTCTTTGTAACGATTTATGTGTAAAGATCTTAAATATTTTATACCATCTTCAAACATCTGTAAAGACATGTTTGCCATTTGTGCATCATTTCTAAACTGGTATGCGTAGTACATAGCACCATTTACTATCACGTGCCTATATGGTTCTGGTATCTGAGGTACATCAGTATCTACTTCTAAGTCAAAGCCAAGTGTATAATATTCATAAACTAATTCGTAAGCCTCATCAGGTTCAGGTATTAATATAAACTCTCTACTAGGCGCACGTGCAACCAATCGAGGCATACCTCTATTTGCTGTACCTGAGTCATATTCTTGGTCTACATATTTTTCTAAGTATTCTTCATATGTTATTTCTTTTAGGTGTTGTGTTCCATTACCAATAGTATCATTTCTTTTTATCCTAAAAGATTGCATGTTTATAGTTTTAGCATCTGCAGGGAAAGATTCTCTTGATGTACCTGCAACTAATGTCAAATCTTGTTCTATGTGATTCCAAGACCATTCAAACTCTTCTTGTTGTATATGCCTTATTGAAGAGTTAACAGCTTCTTTAACAAAAGTGTAGTAGCCTGTAGTTGTTGCAAAGTTAGTAGTTGTTAAAGGAACTTCATTAAGTCTTCCACAAACATCATTAACTAGGCCAATAAAATCATAAGCCATACCCTATCTACTCCTAACCCTTAGAAAGATATTTCTTTCAAAAGTCTTACTACCTGTTGTAGTAATCCTACAAGTAATTTTATATCTTGTTCCATTTATACCACTAGTAAATCTAGCTGTTGCAACCGTATTTGTGTTGGTTGGTTGTATTAACATTAGGTCACCATTAACACCGCCTAGTGAAACATTAGTTGCTAATAATGTATCATTAGCTAACCATACAACACTTGCTATCGTATCTGTTCCTAAAAAACGCCCCCAGTCAACACTGAAATCTGCTACTTCATCTGGGTCTAAATCAGGCCATTTATATGCCATAAGAAATCCTTACCTACTTATATATACTTTATATTCTTTATAAGGTACAACATTTACTGTCGCTGATCTTCTAAAGTCTGTATTTAAAAACACAACCTCTGGCGCTCTATACACACCATTAGGTATATCTGGATCACTGTCTCTCCAACCTGCTGCGCCAGTACCGCCTACCCCTGTTATTGAAGCAGTACCTTGGGCATCTTCGTCTGTAAAATCTTCCAAACTTGCTGTTGCTGAAACTGAAGCAATAGTAATATTAGCATCCGCACTAGTACCTACACCTAATCCACTTGTTGCTACAAGAGATGTAAGGGTGTGTTTACCTGTAGGAGACAAAGAACCTACTGCACCAGTGCCAGCTACGCTTGGTGACGTTGTTTCAATGTAACCTATAGCTACACCAACACCGCTAGAAAAATCAGAACCAAACGCACCTGCTGCGCCAGTACCAGCTATACCTGTTGGGGTTACATTAGCATCAGCATCTACAGTAGCATTAGTTATCCCTGATGTAACTTGACCAGTACCAGTAACACCAGTAGCAGCAAATACTTGATCAGCACCAAGACTTAGTTGTCTAACAGCACCAGTAGCAGAAACACCTGTAACAGGAGCCTGTCTATGTGGTGAAGATTCAAATTCACCTATAGGTACTTCTGAGTGTGCTGTAAAACCTAACATTTATTTCAGGAACCCTAAATCTCTCATATTTTGTCTGGTAGCTGCAAAATTATCATCTCTTAATTCTAAAGAAGGCCATGTTATAGAACTTGGGTCTTGAGATAAATCTATTCCGTTAAGCGCTTCTTTATAATTTGTAATGATATCATGGTTTATCCAATATTCATGTTTAAGATATCCAGTTATAGTATCATCTAAACTACTAAGGAGTTGACTCTTTTTTGTTTCATTTATTTCTGTATTACTTGCCATTTTTATCACCTGTCATATACGCACCATCATAAAAAGAATGCAACTCTGTCATATAATCAAAGTAAGCATCTACTTTTTCTTTCCATTTAAGATCAACTATAGGATTTATAACTCCTGATTTAGGTGATGCAAAAGCAGTTGCTGCCCACTCCAAAGGTTTTGGTGTTGAATAAAGATAATAGTTTATATGCCCAAACGATGTTGTGTTTCTGTTTTGAAACAAATCAAAATGATCTACTTTTTTACCTAGTATGTTAGCTATCAGTGCGCTTTCAGACATCATAGTTGAGTATATATATTCTGATTTTTTCATAAGCTGATATAAGTCACTATAAGCATCAGCAAAATGAATACCACCTAAATAATCAGACAACTCAGTATATATCTTATCTTCACTGATTGGATGTTTTTTAAACAATACATTGTCTCTACCATGCTTATCTAAAATATATTTAAGCTTTCCAGCACAACAATGTTTTTTAAGTTTATTGCCACCCGTCAAAACTACTAAAGCTTCTTTGGCTTCACACTTTTTTACATCACGTATATTATATTTACTAAAGTAATCACCTTCTTCAATAGCATCTTGTAACCAATTTATATGATAACCTTTTAATCTGTCTGCATAAGCGTCTGACATTTGACGCAAAGCCTGTTCAAAATTTAAAGGATGTAAAATAAAAAAACCTGCAAACGTTGTATAATTAATTGTTTGAAAATTTAATTCCTCTATAGCAGTAACATCGTAACTTAAATCAAATCTAGTTTCTTTTATTTTTTCTTTTACGTACTTTTCAACATCTACTAACGCAAGATATTTTACATCCCATTTTATTGGTTCTTTAAAGTTAGGATCTCTAATTGACTTAATATGATCAGCAATTTGTTGAGAGTATTTTGAGTCAACTGTTCTTGGTGTTGCATCAAGCATAAAATGAAGTTGTCCTGTCTGTAGTTCTTGAAGTCGAAAAAGTAGTTGTTGTAGAATTAGATGTTGAAAATGTTGTAGTAGTTGACTTTGATGTGCTGAAAGTGGTAGTTGTAGATTTAGATGTGTTATATGTTGTTGTTGTTGATCGACTTGTAGTATGTGAAGTTGAATAAGTAGTCGTAGTATTACCTGAATTTCTTCTAAACATGTAGTAATAATAGTTTCCTAAAAACTGATTGTATGCACCAAAATATGCATTAAGTTGCCTTTGATATTGTGCGCCGTCAGTACCACCAAAACTAGTACCCGGAGATTGTGCAACATTAACAACTGTAACACCATTCCAACTAACTGTTTGAGGTTGTGGGTAAGCTGTGTAATAAAACCAAATATTAGTATCGTTTATGGCTCCGTGTACATAACCTGTCCAACTACCTGACGTAGTATGAGATGTATTGTATGTTGTAGTATAACTAGTAGTTGTACTTTTCGAAGTTGAATAAGTAGTCGTAGTACTTTGTGTAGTATTAAAAGTAGTCGTAGTACTTTGTGTGGTGTTGAAAGTAGTCGTAGTACTTTGTGTGGTATTGAAAGATGTGGTTACGCTAGTTGTAAATTCTTTCTTACTAGCTAAAAAAGCAAGGCTCATTACGCAAAGTCTCCAATATAGTTAACTAATATGTTACTACTATCTAATACAAAATATCCTAGCACACTTATTTCATTAGCACCAGTGCTTTGTACAATAGCAGCACCGTTAACTGGTGTTTTACATTCTGCTGGAAGGGTAAAAGATCTACCACCAGTGCCATCTTGTACGAATACTATGTTACCAAAACGTCCTGCGTCTTTGTTTGTAAATGCAAAAGTAGTATTAGCTGTCATGTTTACTTTAAAATTGTTTGAAGCAGAAAGGTCTATCGTAACTGTACCTCCACTACCTGCTACAGTGTCTACGTCTTGACGTAAGCCACCTGTCATAGTACCGCCAGCTAAAGGCAGCTTTGCATCTAACTGTGTTTGTACATTTGATGTTACGCCATCAACGTAGTTTAGTTCTGCTGTGGTTGCCGTAACACCGTCTAGTAAATTTAACTCTGTTGCCGTAGAAGTTACACCATCAAGGATATTTAATTCTGCTGTAGTAGATGTCACACCATCTAGTATGTTTAGTTCGGCTGTTGTAGCAGTTACACCATCAAGAATGTTCAACTCTGCAGCAGTAGATGTAACACCGTCTAGTATGTTTAGTTCTGCAGCCGTTGAAGTAACCCCATCAAGAATGTTAAGTTCGGCTGCTGTAGCAGTTACACCATCTAGAATGTTTAACTCATCTACTGTAGATGTTAGTGTACTTAGGTCTTTGCCACTATAAGCAGTTCCACCCATGCCTGAGTGGTTGCTGCAATAGTAGTACAATACGTCTGGTGCATCCTGCTCTAAAGTTACTTGTGTGTAAGCTCCTGCTTGACCAGCCGTTCCAACATTGGTAACTCCTGTTGTAAAAGCTGAACCTGATGCGTGTGTACCGTCTGAGGTTGTACTTAGTTGAAGTGGATGTGATGCGTTAGATGAATCTGATTGATCAAATCTAATAGTTACAGACTTTGGTAGTAGTGCTGTTTGTTGTAAAGCTCCATCCAAGTAATACTTATTTCCCGAACCTGGATTTGATACAGTAACCGCAATAGTGAGATAAGGTTGTTTTGCGTCTATCTGTGTTTGTATATTTGAGGTAACACCGTCTGTATAGTTTAATTCTGCTGTAGTGGCTGTAACTCCGTCTAACAGATTTAATTCGGCTGTAGTAGAAGTTACTCCATCTAGTATATTTAATTCTGCTTCTGTAGCTGTTACACCTAGTTTAGCAAGACTTGCAGGTATAGATTGAAATATATTTTTAGTACCAGCGCTAAAATTTACTGCAGATGTTCCGTTAGAACCTGCTAGTATAGTAGTACGAGTGAGAGTATTACCAGTATTCCATGTACCTAGTCCTACTTCCCACTCGTCTGTGCTTGGTGTAGTATGTGCAATGGCATAATAAGTCGTGTCACCATTAGACATACACGATTGAAACGTATCAAAGGTAGCATCAGCACCACCCAAGGAGTAAGCTCCTGTACCTGTGGTTGTTGTACTCTCTTTTATACGATCTTTTGTAATTAGTGCCATTGTAATATACTCCTAAGCTATACGTATAACAGCATTAGAAGCATCTGCTGTTGGAAACACAATAGTAAAGTCACCGCTTGTGGCGCTAACATCACCTCCGAAATCAAATACCGCTATAGCTTTATTACTTGCTGAGGAGTTGTATATTATACAACCTCTCGCAGTAAGAGTTAAGTTTGTAAAAACTTCATCTGCAAAGTCCACTATAGCGGTTGTTCCCGATAATGATATTGCAGCACTATCAAGGTTTTGCCCACCTGCTGAATAGTTCGTACCAGTGGCTTCGTCTGAGTTACCTGTAACATCAGAATAGTTTGTAGTAGCTGCACCATAGCTTCCTGTTGGTGAAGACTTAATTAGAGCTATTTTTAATGTATGTGTGTCTAAATCGTGAACACCCCCAAGAAGCTCTTGCTTGAAGCTGCTGCACATTGCCGTAGTAATAGTACCCATGAGAATGTCCTTATAATAGGTTTAAAGATGCACAAAGAGGCCAGCATTAAGCCAGCCTCTAAGTTTAACTTGATTAAGCAGCGTTGTAACGTGCTGTCACCAATGCTTCTGGGCGTAAGATTTTACGTCCGTAAAGGTGCATACCACGTACGATGTCTGCGAATGAGTCAGGATCTCTGTAGTTTTCAACTTTGTTGATCTGCTCTGCAGTAGCTACAGCTTCTTCTTGACCTGCAAGGATGATACCGAAGTTGTCATCTTGTGCGCCTGTACCTGAAGTTCCTGGACCAGTGCCGTCTGTTGGTAGGTTGTTTGAAACATACAGCTTCATGCCGTGAATGTTGTCTGCAACCAAGCCATTCATTAGCTGACCGTTTCCACCGAAGTCTGAATTTAGAAGACGTGAATCTTCGTCTTTCAACATTTCGATAAAGATTGGGTCAACAATCAAGTAACGTCCACGTGAGTCAACGTTTCCTGTGTCCAACTGACGAGCCATTCTTGCAATAACTTGCAATGGTGATGCAGTTGTAGTTCCCTTTGAAGTTGCACCCGGCATTCTAGGTGCGACTGGGATTGAGTCACCTGTTGTAGACGATGAAGCTGAAGTTGTGATGTTAGTCATGTCAGACATGTCCAACTGGTTCACTT